TCATTTGCCTACAATTTCGGCGAAGATGCGTGCGGTCTCTTTTTGCATGGCTTCCGTGTCATGCGTGTAAAGATTCTGCGTAATCATCACATCTTTATGACCAAGTCGGGCGGCTACATCGACGGGCTTCGCTCCCGCTTCGACGAGCCGTGTAGCGTGCGTATGGCGGAAACTGTGGGGGTTGAGCCCCGTTTTCCGTAGTAAGTATGTGATATGAGTGTGCTGGAATGGGACACCGTCCTCTCGCACACACACGAGAGAGTGACGGATATGTTGCTCTGGTGCATGAATCTTTTTGGGAAGCAAGATGAGCGCACGACCGTTTTGGTGGTCCTCGTACGGGATTTGATATCCCTGCCCGAATCGCATCTGATTTTCCAGTTGAGCAGATCGGAGAGTGCGGAGGTAGGAAAGAAGTACCGCATCTGCATAAAATGTGCGGATGCTGCTTTCCGTTTTTGGTGTGTCAAAATGTCCGCTCTCAGTGCGTTGCCGAAGGACAGAGATTTTACCTGTGGCAAGATCAACATCCTCCCATGTAAGCCCAAGCACCTCGCTGATGCGCATGCCGGTGTGATACATGATCTTAAGTGCAGAATAGTATTTCCCTGTTTCTGAAAAGGAGGAAAACTGCTCCGCTGTTATCACTGTGCGTTTTATGACTTTTCGCGGAGCATAACGGGGGATTTGAATGCCCGTAGATGGATTCACCGTGATTAACTCTGATGGATATACTGCATATTTTAGAGCAATGGATAGGACCGTTTTTGACTGCACGATTGTTCCGTGTGCCAATCCTTTTTTTGCAAGCATTTGCACCCATATATCTATGTCTCGTGGGCGCAAATCTTGCAGATAGTAATCTCCTATATGCGGGTTGATGCGTGTAGTGACGGCGTTGGAATAGCTTCGAAAAGTCGTCCGCTTCACGTTCGGTCGCACGACGTTCTCAAGCCACGAGGCAAGGTAGTCCCGCAGCGTCACTTTCTCCGACGTGACACCGATATTCCCGCTCTTCCAGTCGGCATAGGCTTTTACGCCTGCGTCAAATGCTTCATCTTCGGTGGCAAAGCCTCCTTTCTCTTTCATGCGGCGTGGGTTCTTGGACGTATCGAAACTGTACGAGTACGTCTTTCCGCGCTTGCGTATGCGTATCTTGGACATAAATAAAACCTCCTTGTGGTTTACAAAGGAGGCGAATCATGGTAGAATTTGTTTGCAACTTGGCATGATTCGCGTCATGTCTGCCGCCCTTGGTGTTTGCAGCGCCGGGGGCGGCTTATTTTATATTTATTTTAACGTCACGGTTGCTGCTAGGACAGAGGGGCTCTAAACTGCTGTGTTTTGGCATCAAAGAGCTGTGATATAACACTACGCTCGCTCTCTAGTTTGCCGGCCTTAACCGTTAGAATGAGCTGCTCAGATTTTTGAACCGTTGTCTGAAAGTTGAATCCTCCCTTTGACGCTATGTATTCCAGCTTAACCCCATTGACTTTAGTAATTACGTCACCTATTTTCAGACCTGCTTTTTCAGCCGGGCTGTATGGGAGGATTTGAATTATAGGATACCCGTCACCTTGCTTTTGAGGGCTCAGTAAAAATCCGTGCAAATAGCCGCCGTCAAAATGAAGCTTCACTCCCTCAAGCATTAGCGTGTCAATTTGACTGGGCGGTAGTGGTGCCCTGATAATCTGTCCATCAACAGTACGACTGCTTCCTATCGCGTTGAAAGTCAAAAGAGTTCCGCTTCCTGATGGGGTAAATGTGAAAGTTTCTTTTAACTCTGAGTCTTGCGTGACTGTCCATCCAGACTGTCTAACTGTCGGATCTATCATGATGAACGTAATACTGCTATCTGTCAAATTTTCTATGCTGGCGTTCTTGCCTAGTCTGGACATATTCTCGATCAGAAACGACCGAACCTCAGCCGGGGTCGCGTTTTCAACAACAATTGATGAGAGGGCAAATGCTATCGAGGAGAATGAAAAAAGTAGACACAGTACGACCGCGATTTTTAACACGACTTGCATAGTAGCTACCTCCTACCTTTCCTTTAACCCTATGATATCCTCCGGGATACCGCGCATTGCACCGAGGGTATAGATGCTGCACTCAGCATTTTCCTGCAAGTAGTCATCGTTAAGCAAGAGCTCGACGGCAAACAAGTTCGCGCGTCGCTCGATACGAGAGTCAAGCCCCCGGCTATACGCCTGTAGTAGCTCCGTATTCTCGTCGGGGGTGCAGATACCGTGCCCGAGCTCGTGCGCGCACACGAACGGCAGCATTCGTTCAGGTGTTTTGTCTCCATCGATCATGATGAACTTTGTGCGCTTGTATTTCATGTAGTTGCCGTATATCCCGCCGAGTGGGGCGTATACCAGCTTAATGTTTAGCTCGGCTGCGATCCGGAACGGATCGTCTGTGCCGTATTTCTTAATGAGTTGGATAGCCTTTCCCTTGATATCCATATCTAGGTCATTCCCTTATAACTATCTACTTCCTATATTTCTTAGGCGTATACTTCGCTTTCGCCAATTTTTTCGCTTGTATCATAGCAGCCTTGATTGTCGCCTTGAACGCCTCGACATCTTCAAGTTGGTCGCCCTCGTACGCTGCCGAGGCCATCGAGTGCATCATATCTTCAAGGTCGCGGGCGATCTCACGTTCTTCGCGAGGAGACAGGTCATCGGGGGATGGGGAGGTAGAAGAGGAAAACTGTGATATACGCTCCATCCCGTCGTCTTCAATAAGATTACTTTTCTTCAGCCCGAAGTGGTCAGCTATCTTTTGTATAGCCCCCATGCGGGGCTCTTTGATGCCGTTCTCCCATGTAGATACAGCTTTATCGGAAACGCCTGCGATGGCCGCAAGGTCTTTTTGGGATAAATCATAGGCAGCTCGAAGTTTTTTGATGTTGCTGCTGATCGGCATGGTGTATCGCCTCCTCACGCATAGACTACACTAAAGGTAGAAAAAAATCAACATGAAAATGAAAAAAATCTACTTTTAGGGCTTGAAATTCTCCCTAAAGTAGAATATACTTAAATCGTGCCGGACGGATAGGAGGTGAGAATGATATGAAAATCAGCCTGAAGGCTGCACGAATTACAGCGGGGATGACGCAGGATGAGGTGGCTGAACTGCTGGGAGTACACGTTCAGACATACCGTAAATTAGAGGAGAATCCGAATCTAGCTACGATTGAGCAAGCAAAGAAACTATCTGATCGGTTGAATGTACCGTACGATGATATTTTTTTTGCTGAATGACTCTACTTTAGGTAGATTAAACTAGGCCGGACTTAACAGCATCGGCGCCCCGCCATGACGTACAGAGGCGAATCATGGTAGATAGCAAAGATGGCGGGGCGTTTCCTTATAGATAGGAGGTGAGATTATGGGAAAGACAGCGACGGATGCGGCGGCGGATGCTTTCGTCGCGGGGCTCATGGTGGGCTTTGACAAGATCGCCGATGAGAAGCTGACGAAGAAGGTTGAGGCGCTCTCAGCGCGGATTCTGGAGCGCCTGCCGCAGGTGGTGTCACTGCCGCCGATGCCTGCTGAAGCACCAGAGGAGCGACTTCTCAGCGTGAAAAAGATTGCGGCGATCCTGGGATGTTCGCCCCGCACTGTACAGCTGCGGATGGATCGAGGAGAATTGCCGTACGTGCTGACGGACCCGAGCAGCACGCACAGGAAGATGCCCTATTCGTGGGTAGTGGAGTATATCCACAGTCTCCCGCGCTATACGGGCAAACTGAAAGAGAGGATGAAACAGAATGCGTGAGTTTTGGAAAACCGCCCTGATCGGCGGGGCGTTTGTTGCCGTCGCAGCACTCTGTTCGGGGGCGTGTAACCCTTGGGACGTCGGAGGGGCCGTCCTCGTCGAGGAGGTATATACCGTCAAGGCGGGCGACACGCTGTGGGACATCTGCGAAGAGTACACCAGAAAAAACACCGGTACCCGCCGGTACATTCTCGAGTACAAGAGCGGAATCGAGGAAAACAATCCGTGGCTGATGGAGCGCAAGGGGATGATCTATCCTGGCGATCGTTTGAAGATCACATATTGGGTGAAAGGAGATAACGAGTGAGTGAATGGATGATCTCGAGTCAGTGGCTCGGGGGAAAGAAGGTCTATCAGGTATACCGCATCAAGGATATGCGGAAGGTCGATCACAGCGGCAACCGCGAGTACGCGGGAGGACTGCTGCACGATGAGCGTGAGGCAATGAAACTCGCAGCCAAGATGAACGAGGAGGAGGCAAGTAATGTCTAGCTGGCAGGTGGAAGCGTTTAGCTTGTACGGAGGAGACGGCCCGACACGCCGCTATCAGGTTTTTCGCTTGATCGACCCCGAGGGACCGAGTTTCGGAAAGAACAAGGAGACCGCCGGCATCTATCTGAAAAAGAGCGAAGCCAACGCAGCAGCAAAGCGCTTGAACAGCGAGGGCACATTATGAACCGCCCAGGGCGCGGGTGTCTCACCTGCACGGCAGCAGTATGCGACGGGTGTCCGGGTGTTCCACGCACTCGCGAAGAGACTGTGATGCTCTGCAGCGCAGAGGTGCCGCGCCGAAACCCACGCACAAAAAAGGCGCCCAGTCCGGTAGCCGCCAGTCTGAGCACCATAGGAAAAAAGATATTCTGTGCTTATTGTAGCACGCCAACAGGAGGTAATGCAATATGAAGATCAAACAGATTCAGCGTCAGTATCGCCGAGATTTTTGGGCAATCTTTCGCTGCGAGGCCTGCGGGCACGAATGTGAGGAGCGGGGCTATGACGATGCCAATTTCCATGTGAATGTTATCCCCAAGATGAAATGCCCACAGTGTGGAAAGACGGAGCAGGAGATCGATCCGAACTACCGTCCGCTTACGACGAAGTATCCCGAAGGAATGCAGGTGTGAGATAGGAGATATAACATGACACATTGCGAAAAACTCTACAACTATTTCATCGAGCATCCGAAAGCCACGGCTGATGAAGTTATGGCTGCGCTCGACTGGGAGCGTCGGCAGGTAAGCCGGTACAAACACCGGCTTAAGCGGCGTGGCTTTATCGACGTGGATCCATGCGATGGAGTGCAGATGCTGCGTCCCTACCGCGAGGAGGATGACAACAATCCAATCCACGAGTACAAGCAGGATGCATATCGGCAAGCAGCGGATGCGTGCCTTGACCGCATCCATGATCCTGAGACAACGATTGCGCAGATGATTGAGCTGATCCGCGAGCTACGGATGATCCTCAAGGCAATTATCCCCGCATAAGGAGGACGACATGGAAAGAACACTGTATGACCTGGGCGACGCCTTTAACGGCGTCATGGATCTGGCGCTGGATGAGACGATGGATCTGACGGTACTCGAGGAATGTCTGCAGACGATTGAGGCAGACATCGCCGTCAAATGTGAGAGAGGAATCGGCCTTATCCGCAATCTTGATACGCTGCGTGAAGGAATGGAGAAGGAGTCAAAGCGGCTCTCCGAACAGTCGCGCATCCTGAAGAATCGCATTGAGTCTATCAAGGTGTGGTATCAGCGCAATCTTGACGCGATGGGAAAAAGCAAGGTTGCCACGACGCGCGGCACGATGGCCGTGCAGAACAATCCGCCGGCGCTCAAGGTCACGGATGCGGACAAGATTCCGGCCAAGTATTTTGATGTGATCCCGGAGCACTATGATCTCAACAAGGACGCAGTCAAGACAGCGCTGAAGGCAGGCGAGGATGTGCCGGGCGCGCATCTGGAACAGGGAAGGAGCCTTCGTATCCGATGAACATTTTCGAGAAGATCCAGACCGTCCGCGTGAAACTCGCCGAGGACGGTCTGAAGAAAGGGAAGAAGAACGAATATGCGGGCTACACCTACTATGAGCTCGGCGACTTCCTGCCGCGCATCATGCAGCTGTGCAGCGAGCATAAGATTTTCCCGGTGGTGTCCTTTACGGCAGAGACAGCAACACTCACGGTCTATGACTGTGAAAAACCTGAGGCAAAAGTAGAGATCACAACGCCCATGTCGACGGCACAGCTGAAGGCCTGCCATCCGGTGCAGAATCTTGGCGCGGTGCAGACGTATCTACGACGGTATCTCTACATCGCGATGTTCGAGATCGTGGAGTCGGATAAGATCGAGGCATCGACGGGCAAGGATCCCGTTGTATCTCCGTCTGCAGCAGCGCCGTCCAATATTTCGCCGAGCGGCCGCGCGTTCCGCTGCGACATCAATAAGCCGCCGCGCGATGAGCTCCTGCGTCTCTGGCAGTTTATGGGGTGGGACACATCCACGATTGACAACTATCTCGCCACACGGGCAAAGAACATGAACACAGAGCAGACCGCTGTGTTCTATCAGCAGGTATTGCAGGAGCAGATTGAGTTCTGTATCACGGAATCTCGCAAGGGCACACCAGGATATGCAGGAAGGTTGTTTGATGACGGATATCCGTTTCAGTAAAAGAGGAGAACTACAATGAACGTATCATTTTTTGGCAGACTGACGAAGAACCCCGAGGTCAAGACAAACCAGACGGGAACAACATACACGGCGTTCACTGTTGCAACGCAGGTGCAGGCAAAGGGGCAGGACGGCAAGGCAAAGAGCATTTTTATCGATGTGTCGGCGTTCGGCAAGCAGGGCGAGAATATCGTCAAATACTTCACCAAGGGCAGCCGTATTGTGATTCATGGGGATATCTTCGATGCTCGTGCATGGGTCGGCAACAATGACGGTCAACCGCATATCGGGGTGAATGTGACGATGACAGGATTTGACTTCGTGGACACACAGGCAGAGTCGGCAGCACGTCAGCAGGGAGCTCCGCAGACGACACCGCCGCTGCAGATGCAACCGCCCCCGCAGACTGCGCCCGCACAACCTGCAGCGGGGTATGCGCCGCAGATTCCTGCACCAATGCAGACTGGTGTCGCACCGTGGGCGCCGCCTGCATATGGTGCGCCGCAGCAGGGCGCAGCCCCGATGCCTCCGCAGCAGGCACCGCAGGCGTACGCGGCTGGACCGTACTAAAGCACGATGGACATCAGTCTTAGGCCATATCAACAGCAACTGATCGATGATGTTGGTTATGAGTTCTCAGAGGGGCGGCGGCGTGTATGCGCCGTTGCGCCCTGCGGCGCGGGTAAGACGATTGTAACAGCATGGATGGCGCGCGGCACGGCACTTTCGGGGCGACGCGCTATTTTCATGGTACATCGGCAGGAACTTATTGAACAAACCTCTGCGACATTCACAGAGATGGGCATTCGGCACGGTCTGATCGCAGCGGGAGCGGCGAAGGAATATGAGATTCCGGTACAGATTGCATCTGTCCAGACACTTATTCACCGGCTGCCGCAGGTGCAAGCACCCGATCTCCTGATTTGTGACGAGTGTCATCATATCGTTGCCAATACCTACCGCAAGATCATCGATCAGTTTGCGTCCTCCTATGTTCTCGGCGTGACAGCAACACCGGAGCGGATTGGCGGACAGGGACTCGGTGAGATATTCGAGTCTCTTGTCCTCGGTCCTACGGCTGCCGAACTTATTGCGGCCGGCAATCTGACACCGTATGACTACTATGCACCGCCCTCGAAGTTTGACCCTGCTGCAGCGCATGTGCGTTTTGGAGAGTACGTCAAGGGCGATCTCTTGAGTCAGATGGATGATGCTGACGTGATTGGCGACATCGTGGCGAATTACCAAAAACTCGCTGCAGGAAAGCGCGCGATCTGTTACTGCATCAACCGGGCGCACAGCGAACACGTTGCAGAATCCTTCCGTGCAGCGGGTATCCCTGCCGAACATATCGATGGGGAGACACACAAGGCAGTGCGGGTGCGTACGATTGAGGATTTCCGTCTGGGCAAGATCCAGATCCTATGCAATGCTGAACTTCTCGGCGAGGGCTTCGACGTGCCCGCCATGGAGGCTGTGATTCTCGCACGGCCGACGGCATCGCTGACGCTCTATATCCAACAGAGCATGCGCCCGCTGCGGCCCGACCCGAATAATCCCGCCAAGCGTGCAGTCATTATCGATCATGTGGGCAATGTGTTTCGGCACGGTATGCCCGATGAGGATCGTGAATGGTCGCTTGAGACGAAGAAAAAGAAACCTTGTGCAATGGCAATCAAGATATGTCCGGCCTGTTATACGGCGGTGCCGAGCACGGCGCGCGCCTGTCCCTGCGGCCACGTATTCGGCGGTACGCAGGAAGAGCGAACGATTACGGAAAAAGAAGGCGCCCTCACGAAGATCGAGGAAATTCGCCGGAAGAAACGCCGGCAGGAGGTTGGCATGGCGCGCAGCGTCGCAGACCTCACAGCGATTGCGCTGCGGCGCGGCTACTCACTGCGCTGGGTGAGCCGGATGGCAGACATGAAACAACTGAGGGGATAACATGAATAAATCAGAGCATGATATACAGAACGAGATCCGCGTTGCGATCGGCGCTGAGCAGTCGGCCACGCTTTTCCGTGCGAATGTTGGAGAGGCATGGACGGGAACGCTTGCAGCGAACAATCTGAACCGTGTCATTATCGAGGATGCACGGCGCTTTCGGAGTGGCCTGCCGATCGGCTTTCCGGATCTCTTCGGGTTTCGGACGATCGAGATCACGCCCGAGATGGTCGGAAAGAAGGTCGCCGTCTTTGCCTTTATCGAGGTCAAAAAGCCTGGCGGACGCACGAGCAAAGCGCAGGAGAAGATGCACACATTCTTGCGCAATGCGGGCGCAGTTGGCGGCGTGGCACGCTCTGCCAAGGAGGCAATCGAACTCCTGCAGCAGATATGAACCTGGATCTGGTTGAAAGGAGGTGAGCGTCATCGACACAATAGAATTTTTCCAGGTACTCTATCCGGAGGACACAGAGGGACATACATACCTTTGGACGATGCCGGACAAACGAACGCAGATGTTTTCCTGCGCAGCGCATGCTGACATCGCGCAGGCGGCACAAAAAGCAAGTGATGCGGGCAAGGATGTCTATTTTTCCGTTGGCGTGTCTGAGCGGCTGTTTCGGGCGCATGAACGAGCAAAGAGTGCAGACATCGTCGCAATTCCTGCGCTCTGGGTGGATATTGACATCGCAGGTGATAGCCATGCAGCGAAAGCACTGCCGCCGGACTATGCTGCGGCGCGAGCGCTCCTGCCGGAGATGTTGGATCCGTCGCTCATTGTGCATAGCGGACATGGCATTCATGCGTACTATGCCTTTCGTGAACTTCTGGACACACGCACGGATGCGGAGCGTCATACTGCTGAGGATCTGCTGCGGCGCCTGCAGGGGGCTGTGCGTGCACGTGCAGCGGAAAATGGATGGCATGTGGATAGCGTCCCCGATCTCTGTCGTGTGCTGCGTGTTCCTGGGACGCTGAACCGCAAGGGTGGTGATGCTGTGCCCTGTATCGTTTCAGAGTATTCCGAGGGGCTGCGCTACAATGCAGAGGACTTCGACATTTTGCCGCCCGTGGAGGCAGTCAGCAAAACGGAGCGCACAGAGACGTTCGAGCGACGGACAACGGACGGCGATGCGCAACTCATGGTCGCGAACTGCACGTTTCTCCAGCACTTTCAGCAGAACTATAAAACACTGCCGGAGCCGATCTGGAAGGCAGCGTGTACGAATCTGATGCGCGGTGTTGGCGGCGAGGAAATAATCCTGCCGCTCGTGAAGGAGTGGCTCGGTGCGAAGTTCAATGAAGATGATACACGCAAGAAACTCGCGCACTATCTGAACGAGTGTACGCCGCAGACCTGCACGCACATTCAAACAGATCTCGGCTTCAAGGGCTGTGCGGATTGTCCGGGCATCAAGTCGCCCTGCGCATGGTCACTTGGCAAGGTGCCGCAGGCAATCGCAAAGCTCCGGCAGATCGCGCTGCCAAACGCAGAGAATACGCTGAATGAGGAAACGATCGGGGCGCTTGCGCTCGTCAAGAAGGAAAACAGCCTAGAATACGCACGCTTCAAGGAGCGGTGCAAGGGGAATGTCAATCTGAACGACCTGCAGCGCGAGGTGAAACGTGCGCAGGCGGCGCAAACAGGGCTGTCCGTCCTTGAGGGCGGCGCACTCGCGCCGGGGCAGCGCCTCGGTGATGTGACGACGCGCACATTCGTGCCGGACACGCCGCTCGATCTAGCAATCCCCGCGAATTTCTCCTATGGCGCGGACGGCGTCTATGAGGTGCGCATGACGGAGATAGGGCAGGTGCAGCGGCTCGCTGCAGGAACGCCCGTTATCATCTCCGAGAAGCAGTACAATATCGACACGCAGACAGAGAAAGTGCAGCTTTCCTTCCGCTATTACGATCATTGGGTGCATACGGTCTGCAAGCGGTCAGAGATTTTTTCTGCACGCGGCATCATTGCGCTCACAGATCGCGGGCTGAATACATCGAGTGAGTCGGCAAAGTATCTGGTGAAATATCTCCAAGCCCTTGAGGCGGCGAATCAGAATATCCCACTCGTTCATGCGGTCTCTAAGATTGGCTGGCGGCCGTACGGGCTGCGTGAGTTCGTGATCCCATCATCGAGCAAGTACCGCGTGGATATGGACGATGATGGCGAGCTCTCCGCTGCATTCACATCGTGCGGGACACTCGCCGCATGGCAGGAGGCGGCGCAGGAGATCCGAAAGTATGTCTTCGCGCGTTTTGTTCTGGCGGCTGCGTTTGCCACCCCGCTTCTACGCATTTGCAAGAACCGCAACTTCATGATTTATTTCTGGGGCACGTCGGGCGGCGGCAAGACGGCGGCGCAGCGATTTGCGCTCACGGTCTGGGGCAATCCGACACGGCTGATGAAGTCGTTCTATGGGACGACCAATGGTCTGGAGCGTGCTGCTGAGTATAGCAATGACTTCCCGCTCGTCATCAATGAGCGGCAGGTCATGATGGGGAACAATAAGCAGGAAGCATTGGAGAGTCTCGTCTATATGCTCGAGGGCGGGCACGGCAAGGTGCGTGCGAGTAAGTCCGGCATCCGAAAAACGGCGACATGGCGCACGATCGCAATGGCGTCGGGAGAAGAACCATTGTCGAAGGAGTCGAGCATTCAGGGCGTCAAGACACGTCTTGTTGAACTGAACACCTATCCGGTGCTGCCGGAGGAAACGGCGAAGCTGGTCTATACCATCGACGAGGAGCAGCACGGGACGGCGGGCAGGGCGTTCATCGAGCATCTCCTCCAGGATGCAGGGACAGAGTACGCGGAGATTCTGGCGGCGCGTCAGGCGCTCATTGAACGCCTCCGCGCGGACTATCCCGAGCATTTCGAGCCGCACATTGACAATGTGTCGACCGTTGCGATCGCGGATATGCTCGCCAGCATGTGGCTCTTTGGTGAAACGCCCGAGGCTGCGCAGCAGGGGGCCTATGATATGGCAGCTGTCATTATGGCAGAGCTGCCGACACGGCGCGAAATCTCCGATACACAGCGTGCATGGGAGTTTATAGAGGCGTGGTTGGCGAGTAATTGGCAGCATTTCAGCAACGATATAGGCTATGAGTCACGCGCCAAGCTGTCACCGGAATACGGTTTTATCCGTGACGGCTATTACAACATCTATCCGATGTATCTACGTGCGGCACTCGACGGAGCGGGCTTTGCATCGAACAAATTTCTCAAGGAGTTTGCCGAGGGCGGGCTGATCTGTTCGTCACCGGAAAAGGACAAACGCCGATTTACAAAACGGGTCAGCTACAATGGGACGAAAATTCATGTCGTTCAGATTCCACAAGGGATGGAGGCGCTCCTATGAGTTTGCGGGAACTGTGGGAACTCTGTGGGAACCGTTGTGGGAACCGCAAAAATCCATTAATTTCAAGGGCTGAGCATATATATAAGAGAGAGTTCCCACAGTTCCCACATAATATATATGTACTCCTATACCACCCTTACCTTGGTACTAAATATAGGGTAACGTGGGGGGTAAAAAGGTATATATATATGTATTTCAAAATTTGTGGGAACTGTGGGAACCTTTGCCCCTAAGTCCTTGTGGGTCTAAGGAAAGTGCGGTTCCCACAAATGCCAAAAAGCGCGGGAACCGGCGCGGGAACCCTGTCGTTTTCGCGGGAACCCTAGTTCATTCGGAGGTGATTTTATGGGCTATTTCGAACATGTGAAGCCAAAAACACAGACACAGCCGACTGCTCCGACAGTAAGTCCGTACCTATCCATGATCGAGCGTATCGAGCAGCGTGCCTATGCGATGCTCGAACGTGAGGAGCAGCAGACGACGGACTATGCGTGTGTGGATCCGTCCGCAGATATTTCGCCGGCGGACTCGGAGATCTGGATTATCCTGCTCAGTAAGGCGCGTGAGATCGACAAAGAATTTTATGCGCGGCTCTATTACATACGAGGCGGCGGCACAAGACTCGTACGAGACTACCGATGGGGCTATGTGCTACAGCCAATTATCACCGGCGATAATGCGACGGGCTGGCTGAACTGGGAACAGTACGAGGAGGAAAAGCACTGTCTTGACGGCTATGTGCAGCAACTTGTCAGTCTTCTGCGTATGGTTGCGTATGATGGTGCTGCATAAGAGCAACACCAGAAGGAGAATAGAAATGGCAAATACAAAATATCCGCAGAGCGCGGAGTCGAATGAGTACAGATACATTGATTTTGAGTGGTTGGATGAGATTGCCACGGGACTGACAGCGGGCGCAGAAAAGCATCCGGGCGAGACGTGGCGGGATATCCCTGCGAAGGAGCACGCCGCACGAGCTCTGCGCCATCTATCGATGTGGCTCGCAGGTGATCGGAGTGACAGTCATATCATCAACGCGAGTATGCGCTGCATGATGGCGCGGGCGATGGAGCGCGAGGAGAATCAGAATTACGATCCTGAGGAAATTGATGCACTCAGGGAGGAGAACAAGGAGTTGTGGGCAGAAATGAACAAGTACCGGCTGCGTGACTTTGAGGGAGGGGCAGAATGACAGCTAAAGAATATCTGAGACGCATCCGCGATGCTGAGAGTGATCTACGGAGTGCGGAGATGGATTACCAGCGCGCAAGAGATGATGTAATGAATCTCAAGGCGATCGAGTACGACAAGGACAAGGTCAGCAACTCACACATCGGTGATCTTTCGGATGCAATCGCCGCACTTGAGAAATACGCTGAGCGGGTCAATGCGAAATGGGATGGGCTGATTGCCATGCGCGAGGAGGCGAAGGAGCGGATTGGGGAGATCGCGGATGGACGATATCGCGAAGTGCTGCATCGCCGCTATTTGCAGGGCGAATCGTGGGAGTACATTGCGGTAGGGATGGGGTACGCGTTCCGAACTGTGACGTGGCTGCATGGGAGAGCATTGGCACAATTCAAGGTGCCCGAAAAGTTTGCCTAGAATTGCCTATATGACCTGTGATATAGTATAAGCTGATAATCGAGGGTGCTGCAGGAGCGGCGCCCTTTTTGCATAGGCAAGCATAAAAAAATCCCCGCAAGCGGGGAAATATTTATAAAAATTTTTTGAAAAAGTATTGACTTAATCAAACAAAGATGATATACTAAGACCATAAAGAAAGGAGGTGAGGCGATGGACGATATACAGTTAGCGGTTGGCGTGATAAGCCTTATATCGGCGGTGATACAGCTTGTGACGGCGGTCATCCTATATAAGGCATCACGCAAGTAACAACCGACGGGGCGGAAACGCCCCGCCCCCTCTTGGGGGTAACTAGATTATATCGTGTATCGTTGGGATTATGCAAGAGATAATTTTAGGTATCTGTGCGGTTACTTTTGTCGTGCTTGTGGCGGCTCTCATTCGGGCGGTGCGCCGATGACTACCGGATGGGGCGGCGCGCGCGAGGGAGCGGGGCGTCCGCGTACGTCTCCCGACGGACAACTGCGGAAACAAAGGCAGACGCGGGCCTCTGATGATGAGTGGGAGCTCATCCGAGCTTTCGCGGCTATCGTTAAGAAGGACCCCGAGCGCGCCGCGCGCATGATGAAAACAGAGTAACCGAGAACGCAAAAAGGGCGTTGCCATGATGGCGGCGTCCTTTTTGCATGGGATGAAAGGAGGGCGCGGGTATGAGAAGAGCGCTGCATGAGTGCTGCATGCCGGGCTGTCACGCGCTGACGCGCGAACGCTTTTGCGAAGCGCATAAGAAGACGCGCGAACGTGATAGATTGTCGCCGAGTCGCCGCGGCTATAATGCACGGTGGCAGCGTGAGCGTCTTGCGTTCCTCGCCGAGCATCCGACGTGCGAGTGCCCTGAGTGTGTGGCGAGCGGCGCGCCTCTCATGGCGGAGGTCGTCGACCACATCAAGCCACATAAGGGCGACCAAAAATTATTTTGGGACAAGACCAACTGGCAGGCAATGTCAAAGCGCTGTCATGACCGCAAGACGGCGAGAGAGGACGGTGGATTCGGAAACGCCCCCGGGCGGTGAAAAAGTTTTCAGACAATTTGCCGTACCGCGCCTTTCTCTTTTTCGCAAAAATTTCGTGTTACGGAGCTGTCAGATTAAACCGTTTGTTCGATGAAAGGAGGTGTATCGCATGGGACGAAACGCAAAACCGATTGAACTGCATCTTGTAAACGGCAATAAGAGGCACTTGACGAAAGCCGAGATCGAGCACCGCAAAAGAGCCGAAGTGAAATTCGGCGATTCGAAACTTGTTTGTCCCTCGTTTGTGAAAGCACTTCCGGCGGCCGCGAAGAAGTGGCGGGAGATGGTAAAGCTTTATCAGGGCTTCGATTTTGTTCGCTCCGGTGACGTCGGCATGCTTGCGCGGTACTGCGTGGCGTACGCCGAATACCTCGATCTTGTCGAGCACCGGCAGCGCATACGCGAGATCAAGATTGACGGAATGGATGAGGGCCTGCTCACTGCTGTTCTGCCGGAGGTTTATTCACGGCAGCGCGCAGTGAAGACCTTTGAGAAGATCGACTACATCCTCTCGGTTGCGGGTCTGCTCGCGCTCGACAAGGCAATCAACGCGAAGATGGATGCGCTCGTCAAGATGGAGGATCGCTTGTTCCTCAATCCGGTTGCCAAAATTAAGAACGTGCCGAAGACGCCGGAGAAGAAGCTTGACGCGGCGGCGGAAAGGGGCTTTGACGTATGAGCCTGCTCGAAGAACTCGAGGCATATAGTAAAGCCTGCATCGCTGATGCTGCATGCTGCTGTGTCAAGCACCGATGGGCGTGCATGCGGTTTCTGCGCGACGTCGAGCACGCGGGCACAGATGATCTCCCGTACGTATTTGACGAGGCGCGGGCGGAGCGCTTCTACGCGTGGGCTCGCCTTCACAAACATACGAAAGGGATCCTTGCCGGCGAGCCGATCGAGCTTGCGCCGATACAGCGATTTATCTTCGGCAACGTGTTCGGCTGGGTACATCGGGAGACAGGGCTTCGCCGTTTCCGTCGCGCCTACTGGCAGGTGGGGCGCAAGAATGCGAAGTCACAGAGTCTCGCGCTTGTCGGCGACTACTTGCTTATGGCGGATGGGGAACCAATGAGCGAGGTGTATATCGGCGCGACAAAGAAGGCGCAGGCCGAGATCATCTACAAGGAAACCGTCGCGATGCTGCGGCGCAGTCCTGAGTTTTTCCGCGGCAAGTGGCACGAGAAGTACAGCATCATCACGCATCCGAAGACGGACAGCGTCATGCGTGCGCTGTCGAAAGACGACGGCAAGACGGGCGACGGCCTGAGCCCTCACGGAGGGCTGATTGACGAGTACCACGCGCATCCGACGGACGAGATCCTTGAGGTAATTAACACTGGCATGATCGCTCGGTCGCAGCCGCTCTTGTTTGTGATTACGACGGCAGGTTCTAATTTTGGCGGGCCGTGTTACCGCATCGAGTATCCGCTCGTTGAGAAGATATTAAATCCCGCACTTGACTTCGACGTTGTCGATTACTTCGTCATGGTCAACGAGCTCGACCATGACGAAGCAGGCAATTTGCTTGATGACGTCAACGACGAAACGACGTGGATCAAAGCGAATCCGATAGCCGCGTCCTATAACGAGGGCATCGCGAATATCCGCAGCAAGCTGAACGCGGCGATAGAGAGCCCCGAGAAGATGGAGTCGTTCTTGACGAAGAATATGAATCTGTGGGTCAATCGCACCGCCCAATCCTACATAGATATGGAGAAGTGGAAAGCCCGCGGCGCGGTCGATCTTGCGTCAGTCGACTATCACGGCGCCGACGCATACGTGGGTATCGACCTCTCAAGTAAGATCGACCTCACGTCGGCGGGGATCGTTATCCCGGTCAAATATCAAGATCGGTGGCGGTATCTTGTACTCGGGCACAGCTTTATCCCGGAGGACACGATGCACGCCAAAGAGAAAACCGATCGTGTCCCGTATAGCGCATGGGCGCGGGCAGGGCATCTGACGGTGACGCCGGGCGAGGTGGTTGATTATCGGTACATGACCGAGTGGCTGCTCTCGAAAGCGGATGAGCTCGGAATCAACATCCGCGAGATCTGCTATGACCCGTATAACGCCACGCACTACGCGCAGGAGCTCGACGCGGCAGGGCTCACGTGCGTTGAAGTACGGCAGGGCGTCGCGACGCTCTCTGAGCCGACGAAGGGATTCCGCGAGGCGGCCTATCAGGGCGACATCCTGCACGTTGAAAATCCGCTTCTTGACTGGGCGATCAGCAACGCAGTGATGCGCGTCGACAGTCAAGGGAACATCATGCTCGATAAAGCGAAGTCAACAAACAGGATCGATCCGATCGCGTCCGTGATGAACGCATTCACGCGGGCGCTGTCTATGGCGGATACCGATCTTGAAAGTTATATACTCAGCGATGACTTTAGTTTGTGAGGAGGTTGCGAACATGGGTAAATTATGGCGTTGGGCCGACGACGGCCTGTTGGTGTTCAGCGCGGCGTGTATCGTGGTAGGGAGTACGATGTTGGATCCTATCCTAGGGCTTTTCGTGCTCGGTTTAGTCAGCTTTATTGCCGCGCTCATCATAGCGCGTGTGAGGTCGGACATCGAGGGCGGCGGTAAGCGATGATCCTGCAGAAACTATTCTCCCGCCGCGGCGCCTTCCTCGGTGTGGATGATCCGGCAAGCGATCTGCTGAATCCCGCCGCATGGCTGATCTCCGCACTCAATGGAGAGGACGGGAGTATCACGGCGAAGCAGGCGGCGCGGAACTCGAACGTATATGCGTGCGTGAGCATCCTCGCCGACGATATCGCCAAGCTTCCGATCCACACCTTCACCGTTGACGGCGGCAGGGACGAGGGGCAGAAGCACCCCGCCGCACGTCTGCTGTACGAACGCGCGAACCCCTTGATGTCTGCATTCACATTCAAGCAGACGCTGCAGGCGCATCTCGGACTATACGGCAACGCCTACGCGCTGATTGCGTGGGGGCCGTCCGGATATCCCGATGCGCTCTGGGTGCTTGATCCGTCCGTTACGGTGCCGCGGCTTGACATTGAGACAGGTCAGTTGACCTACCACACGCACGACCGCGCAGGGCGGCAGTACGTGTTACAGCCGTCCGACGTGCTGCATTTGCGTACGATGACACTTAACGGCATTGTCGGCGTGCCCCCGTGGAAGACGCTCGTGCCGGAGCTCGACGGACAAAAGGCGACGAAGGAGTTCATTAGGAATTTCTACAAAAACGGCACGCACGTCAGCGGTGTGCTGCAGGCGTCCACGAAGATCGACACGGAGGCGAAGAACAAACTACGCGGCGAGTGGGATAAGATTTACGGCGCACCTGAGAACGCAGGCAAGGTGGCCGTCCTCGATATGGGGCTTGACTATAAGCCGCTCGGCATGCAGCTCGATCAGGCACAGTTCATCGAGACGCAGAAGTTCGGCATCAACGAGGTTGCGAAGGTTTACCGCGTGCCGCCGCATAAACTCGCACAGCTTGACCGCGCGACCTATGCAAATGCTGAGGCGATGGGGCTTGATTATATCAAGACGACGCTCCTTCCGATCTTCACGCAGTGGGAGCAGGAGATCAACTTTAAGTTGTTCACGGAGACGGAGCGCACGAAATACTATGTCAAGTTCAACGCGGCCGCCGAGCTCCGCGGCGACAGCGCGATGCGCGCGCAGTACTATAAGCAGATGCTTGAGACAGGCGTCTACACGATCAACGAGGTGCGCGCGATGGAAGAGCAGCTTGCGATCGGCGAGAACGGAGACAAGCACTTCGTCTCGCTTAACTATACGACGCTGGATAATCTTGAAGCGCTGCAGCTCGCGAAAGCCGGCTCGGCGCGCTTGAAAGGAGGTGAGGGGGATGGGAGCACAGAGAGAGCGGCGGACGCTGACGACGGCGCTTGAACTGCGGGAGATCGATGACGGTGCGGGAGGCAAGCGGCGTGTGTTCGAAGGCTACGCGCTTAAGTTTAACAGGCGCTCCGAGAACCTCGGCGGCTTTGACGAAATCCTGCGCGAGAACTGTCTTGACGGGACAGACATGTCGAACGTCGTCGCGTTGTATAACCATGACGCGAGTTATCCGCTTGCGCGGAGCACAGTGCCGAGCGGCGAGGGGAGCCTGCAGCTTACCGTTGACGGCATCGGCCTACGTTTTACGCTGACGCCGACCGAAACGAGCTATGCGGCCGACCTTGAGCGCAACATGCGCGCGGGCGTGGTCAATCAGTGCTCGTTCGCGTTTACGGTCGCCGATGACGGACAGGCGTGGACGTATGAGCGTGACATAGACATGTATCACCGCGAGGTCACAAAGATCGCGCGCTTGTGGGACGTGTCGATCGTTACGACGCCGGCTTATCCGGATACGGAAGCCGTTGCGAGCGAACGCGCCTTTGCCGCGGCGAAGGCTGCCGATGAAGCCGCTCGACAGGCGGCTGAGGAAAGAGAAACTCTGAAACGGCGTCTTGCCGTTGAAGTAGAATGCTTAGTTGACTAAAGGAGGATCACACATGAACGAGAAAGAACGTGTTCTGCGTCAGGCGATGGGGCAGAAGCAGGAAGAGATTCGCGGCTTGCTTGAGACGGACAAGCTCAGTGAAGCCGAGGAGAAAACGGAGGAGCTCCGCAAGATGAAGCGCGAGCTCGATGTCATGCGCGAGCTTGACTTGCCGCAGGTCGTACCGCCCGCCGCGCGCGGCGCGGAAACAGTTGAGACGAGCGCGGAAGAGACCGAGGTGCGCGGCGCCGACGTCCTTGCAAAGCTCCTGCGTGGACGTGCAATCACCGAGGCGGAAAGCAAGTTGATTCCCTCCGTGCGTGCGTCGGCAGGGCTCAACGAGACGACGGGAGCCGAGGGCGGATACATCGTGCCGGTCGATGTGCAGACACGCATCAACGAGCTCAAGCGCACGTTGAACCCGCTTGACGCGCTCGTACGGATCGAACCCGTCGTCACGATGTCCGGCTCGCGTGTCATTGAGAAGTCGTCGGTCATGACCGCGTTCGCGGATGTCGCCGAGTTCGCGAAGCTGTCCGACACCGACAAGCCCGAGTTCGTCCGGATCGAATACGCGATCAAAAAGTATGGCGGTATCCTGCCGATGTCTAAGGAGCTCCTTGCGGACACCGATCAGAACTTGATCGACTACGTGACGCGATGGCTTGCCAAAAAGGACGTTGTCACGCGCAACGCGAAGATCGTTGCCCTCCTTAAGACGTTGACGGCGAAGCCGCTTGCGGACGTCGACAGCATCAAGGGTGTGCTCAACGTTGACCTCGATCCAGAGATCGCGCTGGCCTCTGTGGTCGTCACGAATCAGGACGGGTTCAACTATCTCGATACGCTCAAGGATCTGCAGGGGCGATATCTCCTGCAGCCGAATCCGCTCGAGCCGACGCAGAAGATGCTGTTCAGTCATCCCGTGCACGTCGTCTCGAACCGGACGCTGCCGACCGAAACGAAGAAGGTTCCGGTCTTTATCGGCTCGCTTGAGGATGCGATCACGCTCTTTGACCGTCAGGCGCTTAGCCTCGAGGGGACGACGGTTGGCGGGCAGTCATTCGAGCGCGACAGCTTCGACATCAAGGGTATCACGCGTTTCGACGTGCGCAAGGTTGATGCCGAAGCGGTTGTCTACGGACAGATTACGCTCGCGTAAGAGAGGAGGCAGGCGGCATGCTGGAGGCCGTAAAGCTGTATTTGCGGATCGACCACGATCATGAAGACGAGCTGCTGCGCGGGCTGATAGCCGCCGCCGTCAGCTTTATCAAAAGCGGCACGGGCGTTGAAGTGCGGGAGGACAACGAGAAGGGAATGCTGATCGTTAAGTTCCTCGTCGCGCATTGGTACGAAAATCGGCAGCTGGCGGGGCAGAGCTCCGAGCTGCCGTTTTCCGTTACCGCGCTCATGCTGCAGCTTGAAACGGAGAAAGGAGAATAGTATGAAAGTACGCGTGTTGATTAAAACCGTCATCAGCGGTCATTGGCTGAGCGTCGGCGATGTGTACGAAGGCACGGAAGAAGAGTTGCGTCTTTACCTTGACAGCGACTTCGTCGAGCCGATCGAAGATCCGAAAGCTCCTGAAGAGGATGCGTCTTCGGCAGAGCCGGAGCGGTTGGAAGAGCCGGAGCAGTCGGAAGAACCCCCTAAGCCCGAAAAGGCGAAAGGCAAGGGAAAGAAATGAATCCCGGCCGTATGCGTTACCGCGTAACCGTACGGAGGCGCATGCAAAAGCCTGACGGCATGGGCGGATATTCGTCAAAGTGGGAGGACGCCGGCCAGTTATGGGCGGATGTGCGGAGCCCGCGCATCCGTGAACAGCTTGCAGCGGGAACTCCCGCGACGGAGCTCACGGGCGAGATTGTAACGCGCCGCGGCGGGGTCGAGATTCGGCGCGGCGATCAAGTCGTCGAGGGACGGCATCGCTATGAGGTGATCGACGTCAAGCCGTATGACCTTGAGACGCAGTGCGCATTGGTGCGGGAGGTGGAGAGCTGATGCTGATCCGAGTGAAAACCGAGAGCATCCGCGAGGTGTTCCTCGCGATCGATAATTACGAAGCGGAGACGAAAGAGCGGCTCGCCCGAGCCGTCAATCGCAGTCTCAATGCGATACGCCGCGGTGCGAAAGCTCGTATACATTCGCGCTCCGGTTATCTTGCGAAGCGCATTCGAAAGACGTTTGACGCGCGCGTCATCTCGGGGACTGTGCGGAGCACTGCTCCGCACGCGCATCTCGTCGAGTTCGGAACACACGGCGTTCGAATGGCGGGGAGCAAGGCAAAGCTGCGCTCAACGAATCCCGTCCGCGCAAAACCGAAGGTCGGGCTCTTTGGGCGCCGCGTGCCTAAAGCAATGAAGATCCCCGGCATCGGTTACCGTATGTCGTATAAGCATCACGGATCGAAGGCGCATCCGTACATGAGCCCCGCATTTTCGAGCGAGCGATCGCGGTATATTCAGAACCTGCAAAAGGCCCTGCAGCCGAAGAAGAGGTGATCGAATGGCACGACGGATTCCGCTCATCGCCCTTCAGCGGGCGATCTACAAACGGCTGACGGAGTGTCAGGACGTCCCTGTTTACGACGCCGTGCCGGACGACGTTAACGCGCGGTATGATTTGCCGTGCATCACGTTCGGCGCATTTACCTATAAGCCCGATGGAACGAAGCAGGATGACGTCGCGCATGTGACGCTGCAGCTTGACGTGTGGTCGGCGGAATCCGGCCGCGCGGAAGTGCAGCAGATCACGAACGACATTGCACTGCTCATCGAGCACAGCCGATTAACGCTTGACGACGAGTTTGAAGTCGTCCGGCAGGAGATAGATTTTTTCGAGGCATTCGCCGAGGATCCTTCGGGGTATCACGGTGTGATAACGCTTGCGGCGGATGTGCTCAATACCAAGAAGGAGGAATAACATATGCCGATTACAAAGCTGCCGACGCCCAAAGACGCGGCTCTGCATCTTGCCCTCGGCAAGGATTTCATTCTCGACGTCAACACGGGCGTCGACGAAGATACGCCGACTTGGACGGCGGTCGGCGGCCAGCGCACGACGAAGCTGTCCCGTCAGGCGGACGAGATCGACGCAAGTCATAAGACGTCGGGGAGTTGGAAGGATTCTGCGGCAGGTCTGCGCAGTTGGTCGATGGAGGCGGATGCCGTCGTCATCATCGACGACAAGGGCGCCGAGGCCGTTGACTTCGCATTCACGAATGGTCAGCCGGTGCACTGCCGGTTCCGTTATCCGGATGGGACAAATTACATCGGCTGGGCGGCCGTGACGGAGTTCAGCATTGACACGTCGCACACAGACGTTGCAACGCTGTCGATCAAGCTTAGCGGCAAGGGCCCGCTCAAGCAGGGCACGAAGATCACGGCCGGCGGCTAAACAGTTGGGCGGGGGCGGGAGCCCCCGTTTTTGCTATAAGGAGACAGGTCAATGAAAGTTAAATTCCCATACTTCGGAGACGATACAGACTACTTGAAATTCACGATCGCCGACATCGAGACGCTCGAGATGGCGACGGGAAAAAGCGTATTCAAACTGATGGGCGACGACGACTTTGGAGCGATGTTTGTATTTAAGGCCCTGCCGATCGCATATAAACACTGCCATCCGGAACTCGACGATAAGACGATCCGCGATAAGGTGCAGGAGTGCATCGATGAGGGCGGAAGTCTGATCGCGATCATCGGCGCTATCGTTATGGCGCTCTATAAGTCCGGCATCTACGGCAAGCAGGAGAAGCCCGTCACGAGCGAGGACGGCGGAAAAAAATAACGTCCTTTGCTGGCTGGATTGATGCGGCAAAGCCGATCGCGTATGGACCGCTCGCGCTGATGCCGGATACGTTCTATGCGCTCACCCCGAGCGAGTTCTACGATCTCGTTGATGGGTATCGACTGCGGCGTCAGATCGAGCAGCAGGAGCGATCGTATTTCGTGAGCTGGATTATCGCGCCGCACGTCAAAAAGGCGATCCCGCCCGACGTGATCTATAAGCCGCTTGCGCCGCGGCGGGAGATCTCGGAGGCGGAGCTGGCAAAGGACAGAGCATATTTTATGGCGATGGATAGACGGCAGAGAGGAGGAGAAACGGATTGAAGATTGCAGAGCTCATCGTACAGCTTGGTGCGGACAGCTCCGACATGGTCAAAGGGCTCAAGAAAGCGAAGACGGAAGTTGAGGTCTTTCAGGAATCCTTGAAGGGCATCAGCAATATGATGGTCGGTATCGGCGGTATGTCGGTTGCGGCGGTCGGCGGCGCGATCGCGGCGACCAAGTCTTGGGCGGAGGCGGTCAACGATCTCGAGGATAAGACGAACATGTCTGCCGAAAGCTGTTCCGAGCTGCTCTATGTTACGCAGGCAGTCGGGCTCAGTATGTCCGATGCAGGGGACAGCCTGTCTAAGATGTCGAAGAACTCGGTCACGGCATACCAGTCGATTGTGAAGGCAAACGAGGCAGGCGAGCAGTCGACTGATATCTTCACGAAGTACGGCATCACAATTACCGACGCGAACGGCAAGTTGCTCTCAGCACAAGACATATTGGCCAACGTCGCGAAGCGTCATCGCGAGATGGCGAACGGCGTTGCCAAGACGTCAATGGAGATGGAGATCTTCGGGCGTGGAGGCGCAAGGCTGAATGACTTGCTGAACCTCACGCAGGAACAGCTAAACGGAATGACGCAGCGCGCCCGCGCCGCGGGGCTCGTGCTTGATCATGAGACGACACAGGCGTGGGAGGATATGACCTTTCAGATCAACGAGGCGAAAGCCGCGATGATCGGAGTCGGGGTGCAGGTTGGAAAGCTGCTGTTGCCGGAGCTGCAGAAGCTCGCGAACTATGCGCAGGAAGTCGCGGGGAAAATCGGCGACATGACCGATGAAGAGAAACAGACAATGATCACCGCGATGGAAACGGCTGCGGCGATAGGCGGACTGGGGCTCGGGATCCGCGCATTGATATTTACTTTTGGACCACTGATTACCGGGATACGGGACGTTATCGCAGCACTCAACGCAATGCGTAGCGCTGCGATAGCGGCGAAGATCGCGGCGGCCGGGGCTATCGCTCTCGGGGCAGCGGCAATTGCCTACGGAGCATACAGCAAATATGAGGCGTGGAAAGAGGGCGGGGTTGATGCCCTTGAGTATGATCCCGAGGGTATTGATTCCGTAACAGTGAATAAGGAAAAGCTCGATGAAATCCGCAAAAGAAAGGCCGAGGAGGAGGCACAGAGAGCATCCGAAGAAGCGGAAGCTCGAGCGCGCGAAGCGGAGGAACGGGCGCGCGCTGAGGCTGAAGCGGCGTCGGCAACGCCTGAAATCAATCTTCCATCGGGCGGAGGCGGCGGGAAACACGGCGGCGAGAGTAAAGCGGAGGCTGAAGCACGCAAGGCTAAAGCTGAGGCAGAACGCCTACAACGCGAAATCGAGCAAATCACGGACGACATCAAACGGGCGACCGAAGCCTCCGGCGAACTCGCGGATAACTTCGCGAACGCGGGGCGACAGCTCTCAGTTGGTATGCTTGATGGGGCGCAGGCAGTCTATAGCCAGATCGAAGAGGAACGGATTCGTCGTGAGCAGAGCCTTGACGACTTCCTCAAGCAGTACCGCAAATCCGTTGAAGAGGCGGTAAAGATTAAAACCGATGCCGAGAAGACGGGCGACGCGGCGATCCTTGCGGAAGCTGAGCGGTATCTGCTCGAACGGCAGGAAGCAGAGGCTGCCGCCGCGGAAGAGGTCGCAAAGCGCCGTACCTTGATCGAAGAAGATGCCAATAAAACGATGCTCGCGAACAGCACGCGCGCAAGAGCGATCGAAGCGGAGATGCGCGCAGCGATGGATGAAGGGGACGTACAGCGTTATCAGGCGGCGCTCTCCGATGAGAATGTCGCGTTTATGGCAAACCTTGAAGAGAGGCAAGCGGCCATGCAGCAGTATCATGACTGGCGTATGGCGGCGGAGGAAAGCTACAGCGCGTTCTCCCTTCAGATCATGGAACAGTTTCGGCAGAACTTCAGCAAGTCCATTACGGACTTCATTATGGGGACAAAGTCGCTTGGCGATGCCCTCGGCGGTGTCATCAAGCAGATGATCCAGATGTATATTCAGTGGCGTATTCAGCAGGCGATCGCGGCGGCATTTTCCCAAAAGCAGCGAGCACAGGAGACAGCGACAAGTGCCGCACAGGCGGTGGCACTGACGGCCGCATGGTGGGCCGCGGCAATTCCGAAGATGATCGTTACAGGTGGTTTCGGAAGTTTCGGCGGCCTCGGTGGTACGGGAACAGGCATCCCGTTTGCCGGCGGATCGTTTACGGGCTTCGGCGTCGCGTCGCCGTTCCGCGCGATGGCAGAGGGCGGCTATGCCTACGGTCCGACACTGGCGCTCATCGGTGAGGGCAAGCACCCCGAGGCTGTCCTGCCGCTCAATGATAATACGTTCGGCGAGATCGCAAAGGGGATCGCAGGGCAAGGGATTGGCGGCAACGTAACGCTGCAGGTCAGCGCGATGGATGCCGGCAGTTTTTCTCACTGGCTGCAGACGGGCGGCGGCGTGGAGCTGAAGCGCTACCTCGCCGACAGCGCGAGAGAGTTCAGCATGGAAGGAGGCGCGTTCGCATGAAATTAAAGGTGCTGCCGGTGACGGACGGCATCGCGTGGAAGTCCACGAAGGCGCAGGCATGGTCGACGACGGTGAAGGAAGCCGGCAGCGGCAAGGAGCGTGTCTTGACGAATTGGGCATATCCGCGTTGGACGATTGAGACAAGCTACTCCATCTTGACGCCCGAGGCGGGCGATTTACTCTACGGATTCTTCGCAAGCCTGCGCGGCAGGTACGAGCCCTTTCTATGGCCGGATCCCGAGCACAACGCGGAGCATGGCATACAGCTCGGCATTGGCACAGGCGCCAAAGCAAAGTACCAAGCGCTGAGGCGGTTCGGTGCGTGGGCAGAGCCTGTCCTCGACCTAAAGCCTGATACGCTCGAGGTTAAAGTCGACGATGTGAAGGTCGAGGCAACGGCAGACGACAACGGTATCATCACGCTTGCGGCTGCGCCGCCGAATGGTGCGAAGGTGACGGCGTCCTACGGTTACTATTGGCGCGTACGCCTCGCCGACGATAAGTTCACGATTGAGGTTGTCCTCGACAACATATGGAGATCGAAGTCAATGAAGCTGGTGACGGTGCGATGAAAGAAGTCAATGAAACTCTACAGAAATACCTGAACGAAAGACAGCGGTATATCTCGTGCGATCTCTATGAGTTCGTGCTCGCGAACGGTGAGCGGCTCTACTATACCGACTTTGATATCGACGTTATCGCCGACAATCATACGTTCCGTCATGACGGTCCTATCTTCATGCGAAATCAAATCAAGCTGCAGTCGAGCATGTCGGTTGACAAGCTTGACGTGACGATGTACGTCACGGACGTCGATAAGCTCCACACCGAACCGTTGATGCAGATCGCGCATAACGGCGGCCTTGACGGCGGAGAGCTCACGCTCAAGAGGGCGTTCTTTGGTGATGATAACGCGATAATCGGTACGGTTCCGTTGTTCACCGGTAGCATTGAGATCCGTCAAGGTGGTGGGTTGACGCTGCAGCTTTGGGTTAAGAGCGAGGTGCAGAAACTCAATGTTGCATGGCCGACACGCAAGTTCTACCCGTCCTGCCCGTACTCGCTTTATGGCGCGCGTTGCGGCGTCGACATCAAAAAGTATCGAAAAGACGCGGTCGTGCAGACGGTAGAAAGCGACGTCATGTTCACGGTCAGTGTAGACTTCGCGGCCGGGTACTACGATATGGGCGGTGTCGAGTGGTTGACCGGCGCGCTTGCAGGGCAGGTGTCTCCGATCAAGAAGAGCTATGACGGACGCCGCATAGAAATCCTTGTACCGGCGGAAGCGATCCCCGCGGCGGGCGACCGCATGAAAATTTATCCGGGCTGTGACAAGCAGCCCGAGACCTGCCGGCAGAAGTTTAACAATTGGGCGCGGAACTGCGCAACGCCATATGTGCCGAAGAAAGAGAGCGTCTTATGACAGCAGGTGAAAAGATACGCGATGCCGCGTACACATGGCTCGGTACGCCGTACGAAGGATGCGCAAAGGTGAAAGGCGTCGGCGTTGACTGCGGTCAGCTGTTGATCGCGGCCGTGGAAGATGCGGGGCTGATACCGCGCGGCGCGATACAGACAGGCACGTATTCGCAGGAATGGCACCTACATCGGAGCGAAGAGAAGTATCTCTCCTTCATCGAGCAGTACTGCGAACCGGTGACGGGGGAGCCGCAGCCCGGAGACTTCGCGCTCTACAAATTCGGGCGGTGCATCAGTCATGGTGCAATCGTCGATGTGTGGCCGCGTGTGATTCACGCCTACGTACGGCTCGGCGTTATTATGTCCGATAATGATGAGGCGCTTCTTCTCGACGGGCGAGGGCGCACCCGGCTCGCAGGCATATGGAGGTTTAAGGCATGAGCGGGATTTTCAGTAAGACGACGATCACCTCGAGGGCGGATAAAATATCCGACTTTCAAATCAACTCGGCGACATACGGGGCAACGGTACCGCAGGTGCTCGGCACGACGCGTATCAGCGGCAACATCATCGACTATACTGATTTTACGGCATACGAGCACCGCCACACGCAGCGGAGTGGCAAGGGCGGCGGCGTGAAGTCTGTCAGCATCGATTACACCTATTCTGTTGCCGTAGCAATCGCTCTTTGCGCCGGGCCGATTCAGGGCATCGGTAAAGTGTGGCGAAATAAAGAAGTGCTAAACTATCCCGGCGAAGGCCTCGGCCTATCGCTCTTTGACGGCCGCAACGGTCAAGAGCCGTGGTCGTATATGAAGGGCAAGCATCCCGAAAGAGCGCTCCCGTATAGCGGGCTGGCGTATCTCGCGGGTGTCGTGGATCTCGGCAACAGCGGCAGTCTACCGGTCTATAACTTCGAAGTGAAGAATCCGATCGTGGGAAGCGGCGACGGCGTCGACGTGAACCCCGCCGACCTGCTTCTACATATCCTCGCCGATCATAACGACGGTGTGGGATTCAACGAGTACAGCATTGACCTCGATGCGCTTGATAACTTTAGGCGCTACTGCGCCGCTGCCGACCTGCTCTTTTCCACGCCGCCCGATGATACGTCGCGCGGAAATGTGCAGAGCATCGTCGAGACGATATGTACGCTGACGAACACATACGGCTTTTGGTCGCAGAATAAGCTCAAGCTTGTGCCGCTCGCCGACGGTGACGTCGGGAGCTGGAAGGCAAACAAGGATGTGCAGTACGATCTCACGGCCGACGATTTCATTCCACAGACGGACGGGACGCTTGTACGTTTCGAACGAAAGGACAACAGCGAGGCGTACAATCAGGCCACGGTGGAGTTCATCAATCGGGCGAACGGGTATGAGAAGGAAACCGTATCTTTCGAAATCACTTCCGACATTGCGAAACGAGGGCTGCGCGCCGCGAGTACGCTGAGCGCTCCGTGGGTCTATACCAAGGCACGGGCGCAGCTCATCGCTCAGCAGCAGGCGCTTCGGAACCTTTACAGCAGAAACGCCTATACGTTTAAGACAGCGTGGGCACACTGCCGATTGGAGCCGGGCGATCTCGTAACACTCACGGACCGCTGCCTTGGCATCGATAAGAAGGTCGTCGTTATCAAGACTGTCACGGAGGCCGCGGACGGCGGCCTAGAATTCACGGCCATCGCGAAGCCTCCGGGCATCTACTCACCGGCACGATACGAGACGCACGAGACGACGAGCGAGAGCATCGACTATAACGCGACGCCCGGGGATGCCCATCAGCCGCTCATCTTCCAACCGCCCGCGGATGCTACGACATCCGGAAGCGAGGTGTGGCTCGTTACGAGTGGCGGGCAGTACTGGGGCGGCGCTACCGTTTGGGTATCGGACGACAACGAGAAGTACGTTGCCGCAGGGAAGATCACAAGCGGCTGCACTTACGGCCGGCTTGACGTCCGGTCCCACGTACCTTCTACCGGCGATGGGGTGTGCGTTGTTAATCTCATCTCAGGGAGACTTTACCCGGGCACCGTGCAGGACGCCGAACGCGGCAACACGCTCGGCTGGATCAACGGCGAGTGCATTGCGCACGCGGGGGCGGAGCTTGTCGGAAAGGATCTGTACAGTCTGACGGGACTGCACCGCGGCATGTACGGCACGCCGGAGACATCACACAGCCCGACCGAATACTACGTACGCCTTGACGACAGCGTGTTCAAACACACGATTAACGCGCGCGACGTTGGCAAGAAGATTTATGTCAAGCTCACGTCCTACAACATCTTCGGTTTGCAAGAGCAAGCGCTCGACGAGGTAACGGCACATGAGTATACGATCTCTTCGGCGTATGTGCCGGCAGTGTCACAGCTCGCCGCTGTGACACGATATCGGCAGCTTGCGGACGCGCGGACGGGGTACGACGTCATCATCTCGTGGACGCCGCCCGAGATCTCGAGTTACGCGGGCGCCGATGTGTACGCGCGCGTCAAGCCTGCGGGAGAGACGGCGTTCAGTGCGTGGGATTTCGTGATGCGGGGAGATCGGCAGGCGACGATCAACCAGGCGCGCATCGGCGACGAGTGGCAGATTAAGGTCGTCGCAGTCGACGCGTACAACAACCGCGCGGCGATAGCAACGGAGACGACGGTGCACGTTGTCGGGAAGAACGTCGTTCCGAATACGCCGCAGAATTTCAGCATCTCCTTCGGCAACGAGGCCGTCGCACGATGGGATGATGATTTTACCTCAGATGTCGCATTCTACGAGTTGCGCTTCGACGAGTTCGCGGGCACAGCCAACAGTAACCTGTTGCTCAAAACGACGAGCACATCGGCGACCATACCGCTGACGGAGCGCACGGGAACCGTATATCTATTCGCATGTAACGCGATTGGTAAGTACAGCGCGGCCGCTGCGTGTGAGTATAACGTCCCCGCGCCGGCAGCACCGACGATCAAGATCACAAATACGCTGCAGGGCTTTAGCGTCTCCATCCAAAATAGGCCGGAGCATATAAGCGGTACGCGTGTGCATATCTCGGGCGGCGGCGTCAACGAGACCATCGAAACAACGGGGACTTTTGTGTCTTATGCCGGTGCACCGGGTATTTATACCGTACAGGCGGCGTGTTTTGACTCCTTCGGGGATGGCGAATTGTCACCGGCGCAGGAAGTGATCGTCAAGGCAAAAATCGACAAAAACGATATAGAGAATCTATCGATCGCGGAGAAAGATCTTGACGCGGCACTCGCCGAACGTATACGGGACGTGCAGACGACCAAGGAGAGCGTATCATCCATCGTTGCGAAGTTGTCCGGCAATCCGCAGGAATCCGGCTACAGCGCGATCACGCAGATCTACAACGGTCTGCAACTCAAAGTCAATCAAGGTGATGTTGTAACGGCTATCAACGTAGCACCTGGCGGCGTAAAGATCGATGGCCGACTCCTGCACATCACGGGGAACACGATCATTGATGGCAATGTTATCGCAAATCACATGCTGCAGGCAGGCGCGATAACCGCAGATAAGCTTGCAGTAGATAGCCTGTCTGCTGTATCGGCAAAGATCGGAAAGCTTCGTACGAAGGATACAGGGGCGAGGACGGAGATATCGGATAATCTCATCGAAGTGTTCGACGAGGGCGAAAAGACCCGCGTTCGGATTGGCATATTTGAATAG